CCTATATACTGTCCTTCGCCTTGCAGACTGTAAAAGATTTCTGATATTTTGATTTTCATAATATTAATATACGCTTTCTAAACGTAAATGTCAATATTATCTTTTTTCTAGATCAGATAAGTTGGGAGGAAAATTACTAAAATCTCTATTCAAATGTTTTAAAGATTTGTTAATAGTTGTTAATTCTGTTTCAATATCAACAAGAAACTTTTTGGCTTGAGACATATGAGTTACAGTTAGTACAATTAACATTATACCTGCTAAGATTGAAAGAAAATATGCTATCTTATCCATTATCTACTCCAAAAATCTTCCCAAGGAAAAACAATCCATTCGTCTTTTTCTGCTTTATTAATCTCAGTTGAGTAATAATCTACAGTCGAATTACTAGATAGATTATTAATCATTGTAGCAAATTTTACATTATCTCCAAATATAGTATCCCATTTAATATCATAAGGCAAAGAACTATCTTTCCAATCTTTTTTAATCCAATTAATAGTAGCACCACTGTCGTTGATATCGTCTACAACTAGAATCTTTATACCATTAAAAGCATCTTCACTCATCCAAGCATTAGTTTCTGGATCTTCGTCGTTGTCGCGAAGTCTAACATCGAGACTATATGATTTAATACCTAACATTTTAGAGAGCATAACAGCAGGAATGGATCCACCACTATGTATACCTACAATGTAATCAGGTGTCCAATTATCTCGATATAGTTTTACTGCTATATTGTTTACATGTCCTTGAACGTCTTGCCATGAGATATATGTCTTAGGTATCATTGTTTTTTCTTGCCTCGTAATCATCTTTAACTAGATTATAAATGGCTTTGAAATTTTCAAAGGCTTTATCTAGTGATGGATACATACTACACATTTCTTCGACTTTTGTCAAGGAAGGCATAATGTCTTCAAATTCTCGCATTTGTCGAAAAAAATCACTGTGAGTATCCCAATATCTTTCGGTGTCTATTGTATAAGTGGAAGAAGTATTACTAGCACTTGGAGGTGATAATGTAATAGTGCTTATTGTTCCATCACTATTAGTGTAATACATATTGTTACTGCTACTAGCATCAATAGTGATATTACTAAGATCTATAGTATTGTTACTTGGTATTGTAATTGTTCCTGTATTAATCATTGTTTTTTCCAAATTAATTTGATCAACATGTTTTTGCCAACTATCTAGCATGTCTGATGTTATACAAAGATCTTCACCGTTTTTACCTTTACCCCATATACTATTATTTTTTGTCACCTTCGTCTCCAAGCATCGATTCTAATAATTTATAATGATCGTATGCTTTCTTTAATGCTTGATATTTTTCCATCTTTTCAAAATTTGGTGTAATGATTAATAAACGTTCTTTTATTACAGATATTAATTCACCTAATTCATTAAGATTAATTTTTACTTTATCTGTCGCTAATGTAGGATTTGTACCACTAATATGAATATTATTACCATAATTATTTTGTAATCCACCTGTACCTGTTGTAACATATGGATAAGTTGTAGTAGATATATTTCCGCCACCACTTCCACTGTAATATCCACCATTAGGAACAGTAGTAGGAGTTGGTCCTACAATATTTGTTGTTGGAGATGTATATGGTAACGTGGAAGGAGTTGTAGCACCTACTACTCCATATGTTCCATTACTTGTACTTGTACTACTATTTTCAAGCATACCTTTTAGCCATGACATTTATTTCATCCTCGCTACTATATTAAAAAATTCTTGTTTCAAATGTGGATCAGATCTAAAAGCACCACGCATAATAGAAGTTGTCATATCACTCTCGTGTTCTTTTACACCCCGATGTGTCATACACAAATGTTCTGCTTGTATGAGAACAGCAACACCTTCTGCTTTTGTTGCTTTTTCAATTGCATCAGCAACTTGTACAGTCATTTCTTCTTGTATTTGTGGACGACTAGCAATCCAATCTGTGATACGATTAAATTTACTTAATCCGATAACATTTTTACCTGGAAATACTCCAATATATGCTCTACCTCTAATACCTTGAAAATGATGGGCACAAGTTGAACGAATAGTAATGGGACCAGTTACATAAAGTTCATCATAAGAATTAGCATTTGGAAATGCTGTAATCTTTGGTTGTGGCTCATACCGACCAGCAAAGATTTCATTCATAAACATTTTAGCAACACGATGAGCAGTATCGTTTGTATTATGATCGTTTTCTGTATCAATGACAAGACTTTCGAGAACCTTCTTCATGTTTTCTTCGACTTCTGCTAGAAGCAGATCGTGTTCTTCAGGAAAGATATATTCACTAATATTATCATTACAAAAAAATCTAACGCCTTTATCTTTTAGACGTTGAGCAATAGCAGCGGCTGTGCCATTGCAAGTACAGTTAGTCATTGTCATTTCTTTCTCCGATGTTAACGCAGTGGATTGCGATTTGTTAATTGTATACTATTTAGGTTGTAGAGTCAATTATAGTCTTATAAATCTCTTTACCGTTAAAGAATTTTTCACCAACTTCTTCGGCAATTCTTCTAGATTCAACTAACATTGGTATATCATACGAATTCATTATTCGGTGTATAACATTTATTAGTTTGTCTTTATGTTCTAGGTATGAATCCCAACTTTCTGTCCATTCACTTGGATACAGAGAATCTGCCGGCCACATTTCTTTATAACTTAATCTATTTGGCATTAACGGGAATGATCCAACCATTGCACCTTCATATACACTTATACCTAATGTTTCTTGTAAATTAGCACTAAAGACTATTTTACTTTGACCTAACAATCTATAATATTCATTTTTTGTTAATACAGTTTCTTGTGCTTTAATCCACTTGTATTCATAATCTTCCATAGACATTGCAAGATCATCAAATATCTCAGGCTGTTTTTCTGGTGCTAGTCTATGAGGAAATACTATTATATTTTCTTTAGGAACAGGCATATATGGTGCTAATAATTCGTAAAGATATTCCATCGGCCATCCGACAAGCAATGTTCCTGGATAATATTCTTTCCATCCCTCAATGTCATCTTCGCCAAACAGTTCTTTAAGAAACATTTTGAGATGAAATTCGGTAGCAAAGAAATTATGATCATAGCAATGAAACATAGATGCCTCAGCATTTCTTACCCAAGGAACATCACCTATGAGCCTACCTAGAAAGTCTTGAGGATCATAACTACCAGCATGCCACATACCACCAATTTTAATCTTAATACCTAGTAATTCTGCCATATACTTTAATTGTATAACGGTAGGGTTCCAAGCATCGGTATATAAGAAATAATCACCGTCCTTGATAGATCCATTTGAGAATAATTGACTTATTCTTAACATTTGTTGGCTTTTGTAATTATTAGTACCGGCAAAGTTTAAAAAAGCACCTGGAGTTAAAGTTTGTGGAACATGTCCTCCTGGTATAATGGTTGTTTCAATACCTGCATCTCTTAATTGAAGAGGTAGATATTTTCTCCATTGTGAAGTATAACGAGTATCGACTGGTTCCAAATCAACTAGATACAACATTGAATCTATCTTCTCTCCAATTGTTTGTTATTCTTTGGCCTCGCTTCCAACGATCAAATTGACCATATGGTGTCTTGAAATTATATAAGTCCTTCTCATTATACACGTAACCAAACTCTTTACAAAATGCTAGATAAGCATCTAATTCATCAAAGATTTTATTAATATCAGGATATCTACTAAACGCCATTATATTGTTCTCCTTAGTTTTTCCATTGTTTGAAACAGCCATTTTCTCCATCCTCACTAACTTCAATCCAAGTCTCACGCCCTGGATATTTTTGTTTAATTTGAAGATATAAATCTTGTGCAATCATTTCGCAACTTTTGTAACTTAATTCGAGTGTTCCGCTATACAAACTTTCTAGCCAACGCTTAAATTGAATAAATTCAATTTCTCGGTCTTCATGAAATACTTCAATCCAAACTTTGAAATGGAACATATGTCTATGTGGATAACCGAGAAAACTAACATCAGCAAGATTAGGATCATCTAATGCTGCTGGATATTTGTGAATACCTTCCTTACGAAAAGTAACCCATATCATTCCACTATCAGGCGCCATTGTATACTGTCTCCACAATTAAAATTTCATCTTCTATAACAGTTGTAGCAGTTTCGTTAGGTTCATCTACAACTATTGGAGTGTCTTTGCCATATTGTGACCAATCTGTAAACTTTTTACGATCCTGTAAGTCGTGTAAATGATGTACCCATACACCCGGATTAGTTGCTCTAAAGTCTTTGTCGTCAATCTTAATACAGGTATTGTAATTAAGTAGTGATGTATAAGGTAATTTTATACTAATTTGTGAAATAAATCTATCATGTTCATTCCAATAAGCAAGACTATCCATAATATCTTCATAATATTTGTAATCAAAATCTAAAGTTACCCAAAAGTCTCTTTTAAGTAATTCTAAAATAACTGCCTCCCAGTACATAAGATTAGTATTATTAAAACTATGATTAGCACCGAGATAGATATGATCTATATCCATTGCTTGAGCAAGTTTAGCAACCTTATCTGGATTCTGTAAGCCTACGACAAAGAGTGTTTTCTTTTCGTAAGCAGGAGTATGCTCTATTTCCGTGCCAACAAAGAATTTGACATCATCTTTAACACCATTGTCGTAGTCTCTCTTCATTTTATTTCCTTAGGTTGCTTGATATCCGTGAAAACCACTTTTAATTGCTTCAATTTTAGCCATTTCTTCTTTAAGATGTAGTTTCTCAACTTTCATCTTATGAAGTTCGTCATCACTAACATAGTGATTATATGCTTCCTCGATCTTTTTGTCAAGTTCGTCATGTCTTGCTTTTACTACTCTGTAATGTGAATTTAGTTTGTCATCAGTCATTCTACAGACTCCTCTAACTTTTCAAGATTACTTTCATCTAGACCGCTGTCATCTAGATGATGTTCGACCGGCGTTTCTTCAACGTCGAAATGTTTATTAAAGAATGTTGAAGAATTGACGGTCTTTTTTCCAGTAGCACCTCTTGTTCCGATAATGCTAATCCAGAACTTGTTATAATCGTCGACGAGTTCTAATGCTTTGTCGCGATCATCAGTCTCAAAGATTCTATCCACTACATCTTTGAAATAAAGCCTATCAAATCCGTCCATAAATAACATGTTTGGAATCACTTTATTATCATATTGTCTATTTGCTTCTTGAACCGAATTAATATGCATCCATACATTATGTCCCATTTGAATGGCATATGAAAAACTATCCCAAGAAGTTCTACCTTCCTTACCATTCTTATTTAGATCGCCTGGCTTATAGATACAAACATCTTTGACTAAAGAACGTGAACTAATTGGAGAGTCGGTAAAGTTCTTAAAAATACCATCTTGTAAAACAGCATCACGGAATGTTCTTGTATCTGTAGCATATTTTTTATCATCTATAGAAGGAACCATTCGATATGTCCACTTCTTATGATGTGGAGTTTCTGTCTGAATATAAACTTGTCCATTAGCAGTAGCAAGAAAAGGACTAGCACAATCAAAAGAAACAGTAAAGTTCTCGTTGTGATATTTACGAACTGCTCGTTGTATATCAGTTAATAAACATGCCCACTCTAGTTTACTTGTACCAAGAAAATGCATCCAATCTTGTTTACCTTTTTCAATTAGCCCATCATAACGAAGAGCCACAAGACGACGTAAAACAAGATGAACATCGCACATATTTTGACCACCCATAGACCACCCGTTGAAATGTTCATTTGGATATACTTTAGGATCGCTATACTTTTTTTGACGATCGTACCAATCGTCGGCCTCGGTATGGTTTTCACCTTGTAAAACATTTAAAAACTTACAACTCCCATTTCTGTTTCTAATAAAATAATCATTGTTAATGAATGTAGCATTAACTGCTTCTTGATAAGAACTAATACCAGTTGCTTTAGCACCTGCCGGACTACGAGCAACCCATGCCGGAATATCGAGAATCATTCCATAGTCCATAAGAGCATCCATCCAAGCAAGGACTTGTTCTCTTTTCTTCTTGGCCTTAGGACAATTAGGATCTTTCCAATCACCTTCCCAAACGCCTTTACCGATCTGGAAGCCTCCACTATCACCAACAACAATGCTATCACCGTTGCGTGGTCGTTTGCGAAACATATCTTCCTTTTCGCTAATCTTATTGAGATCTAATTCAGCATGACCTGCTGAATACAATCCCCACTTGTAATAGAAGTAACCTTTTTCTGGATCAAAGAAGTTTAATCCTTCGACACCGTTAGTAAATCCTGCTGGTATTCGAGTAGGATCTACATAGTTGCTAAATCGTTGTTTCCCTATAAATGTTGAATAGAAAGTACTAACGGCAGGTAGGAAAACCGCATAGTCATTCTGTGTTGCCGTTAAATTCTCGTTCATAAAAGTCCTTTTTTCTCTAGCAGATAGCATATTAAAATAATAATACCTGCTAGTACTATTAATACAATAGGTGTTCCGATATAAAGCAACTCGAATTCGGTCATTTTGTTTGTGCCGGAATGTAATAGTTGTAAACAGCAAGTCCACTGTCAACAGTAATAAGAGCAACACCGTCGTCACTGAACTTAATAGTCTTGTCGCCACCTAGGCCAAGTATGCTAATAAATTGAGCAATTGGATAAGACCAATTCTGTTTTAGTTTACCTGTAATACCTGGTTGGAATACAAAACTACCTTCGTGTGTACTAGCATCACCAAAGAACACTTTAAGATCATTGTTGTCTGTCTTAACAAGGAATACTGATTCCTCTGTATGTGCCGCAGCCTGTAATTTCATACGAGCAATACTTGTAACGCTTGGTTCAAACTCAACTTGCCAAGTAGCACCCTTGAACTTAACAGTCTTTAGTTTCTCATTGATAAGTGCTTGACCCATTAACTTATATTCATTCTTAAAGTCGCCAGCAGCATTTTCAAAAAGTATTTCAACTGGTGTATCTTCTCCGTTACGCTTATCCCAAACAACTTCAATATGAGCACCTTCTTTATACTCTGGATTCTTTAAGTGTAAGTCTAACTTGTTAAGGTTAGGCATACCAAATGTACCACTTACTTCCTTAACTGGATTCTTTGTTTCTGCCTGAACAATAACTGTTCTATTCTCTGCCATTGCGTCAATAGCAGTTGAATCTTTTGTGCCTGTAATCTTTACAAGGTCAATAACACCTAGTGAGTGGGTGTGTTGAACTAAATCTCTTAAAAAGTCTAACATTTCATTCTCCATATGTTCATATTATACTTAGGTTCTCAGTCAAAAGCAAATAATTTATTGAACGTTGTAGATTCAGATGTACTCGTAAGATTCCATTCTAGAACGCCAATAAGGTTGTCTAGTTTAGCATCGATAATTGCTGCTTCCATACTAGCATCATCAAATGGTAAATCTTTAAACCACTGTGGTAGTCTTAGCTCGTCAACTGGATACGCAACAGATGTAAAGCCCATTGGGTTATGTTTTAGTTTACAAACAATAACTTTTGAACCGTCACTGATAGTAATGGAATAGTTATCGTTATACATCTTCTTAAGAGTATTCCAATTAAGACTTGCTCTAACATGTCCCGGCATATTTGCCTTACCGGCCTTTTGTTCTTTCTTCATATATTCGGTAATATTGTTTGCTCTCTTTGGAGAACCTTTTTCCCATCCAGGTCTACTCTTAAAGTCTATTCTAAATTGTGTAATCATATCAAGAATTTCTTCCTCCTTGGCATTATTTAGAACGCGATCAAGGATCTTACTTAAAAAGTCTTGCATGAACTCTGGGGTATCTGATCTCTTAAGGTCTAAGCCCATTGCCTTGATCTTGCCTGGTTTATCATCAACGTCATATCTCTTGCCTTCTGAATCATAATAAAGAACAGCATAACGCTTTTTAGTAATGAACAAGCCTTTGCTGGCAACAATTTCACGACCAGCCTTAATAACTTCACCGCGACTCTTTGGACAGTGGAAGGCATTTAGCATGAAGTTGGAGAATGTTCCATTTACTTCATCTGATATTTGATCATAGAGGCTAATAACATTATCTTTACTCCAGGGAATGTTTCCAGCCTCAATATCTTTCTTTAAGACATTGTATGCTGAGAAATAAACAGAGTCGGTATCACCATATATAATAGCCTTACCAATGTGATCATATTCTCCTGCTACAATCTCATTAACTTTTGATGCCATATGTTTAGCAACCTGCCTACCAACAAGAGTAGTTGATTGTCCAATACGCTTATCGAAGAAACGACAACCAGCATTAAGAATAGCACCATACAAACTGTTCAAGTTAATCTTTTTAACTAACTGACGCTTATCCCAAAAAGCATGTTCTACTTTGTTATCTGCTTTTAATGCTTCTTTGGCCTTTGCCTGAAGTTCTTTACGTTCGGCATACCAACGCTTTAGAAGTCCAGGAATAACACCTTCAAACTCATGTGTAAAGATTGTGCCATTGGAAGTAATCATCCAAGGATTATGACTATCAAAGATTAGTTTATAAATCTCTGCTCCACTCATTACAGTTGATTCACCATTCTCCCAATCAACAGTAATTTCTTTGCCTTTGTCTTTATCCATAACCCAATCATATTCAAAAGTAGAGAATCGACCTTCCCATGCCGCAGCAAATGATTTCTTATGTAATCTCATTTGTGTTTCGATGTATTCGTCTGTATGTTCCGGACGTAACTGACCAATGATTGTTTCTGGAGCCATGTTCAATGCTCTAATAGCACTTGGATACAGTGAGTTAATATCCATACTGCCGATCCAATCGTGTAATCCCTTTTTTGGATAAGCGACATAAGCACCTGCGGCTTGTGTATTTTCGCTTTCATCACGCTTTGGACGATTAGGAACAATTAGTCCTCGACGATGAGCCTCATTTATAATTGCTTGTTCAGTAACAGCAACGGCACCCATAGTTGTTTGAAGTAGAACGGTGTTAGCATGAGCAAGTTCGTTACTCAAATCAATAAATCTTAATTTGTCATCAAGTTTGTTAAGTAGTGCGACGTCTTGCCTGTTATATTCAATAAATGTTCTAAAGTCATTGTTATAAAGTTGATCAAGTGTGCCTTCGTAAACAGTTTTACGTTCGCCTATTTCCATCTCACCGATAGCATCAAGTCGATATGTATGTCTTTCTTCATAAGTGTATTTTCTATAAAGTTCAAGACTGTCAAGATGTACGCGACCAACAAAGTCATATGTAACCATTTGACGTCCGTACTTTTCAAATTCTCGTTTCTTGGGAAATTGATCCCACAAGCAGAAACGTCTAGTATCTTCTTTGCTTAAGACTCTTGCTACTCGATTAACAGTATAAGGAACGTCGTAACCTTCCGAATTCCAACCACTTAATATATCTGCGTCATCTATTAAATCAAGGAATGTTTCTAGCATATCTGCTTCACGAGCAAATATAAAACAATCTTCAAATTCAGCACATTGTTCTTGTGCTTGTTCTACTGTTAATCCTTTAGGAGGAACAGCAAGTGTTACTAATCTGTTTAACCATTTAAGATGTACCGAAATGGCAGTGATACCCATAAAAGGGTCACTAGGATCAGCAAAGCCTCGCTCAGGATCAAAATCAGTCTCAATATCGAAAAACGCAATGTGTAACTCCGGGGCATCTATGTTTAAGTAGTGTTCTTCTAAACATTTGAAAATCGGATTAATGTCGCTTTCGTACATTCTTTTTCCAGAATGTATTTTAAGTTCTTTGTGAAAGTCCTTCTGATTGCGAGCACTAACACGACTTAACTTTTCTCCATATACGCTTTCGTACTTACCTTTAGCATCTGGATAATAAAAGACATAACGAGCAGGATATTCTTTATAATGTCTCTTGCCGTCTACTCTCTCAACAATTTTAATTTGATCATTTGTTCTATCAAAAATTCCATCCACATATGACATTAGTTACTCCCGCGACTTATGGCTCGCATACCGTCTACATGTTGCTTAAGGCAACGACTCTTATCTAAAAAGACCAGCAATGTATATAATATTAACACCAGTATTGATAGTAATAATAGTTTTTTCTTTCCAAAGAATGCCTATGAGTATCCAAATAAAATTAGAAAATATATAACCATAGGCATACCACGGATAAAGATTACGAGAAGCCATAAAGGAAGAAATTAGAACACAAACAGTTCCAATCCACGCTAACCACTGATATGGCTTCTCACCTGAAGTCAATGATCTCGACCTGTTGTAACTAGAATGTTTTCTAGTTCTTCCATCTCTGACTGAGCCTCACCCCAATTACGCTTATAAGCAACATTAACTGCTTTTGAAAGTAAACTTGGTTTAATATCTAATTCTTCAGCAATTGCCTTAATAGTATCACGAAGTCCACCTTTTAGGTCGTCAACTTCTTGTAGTACAGCAACACCTTGATCAATAACGCTTAATAATTTTGCCTTTTCTTCTGGGCCATAAACACGACTCATTTATATCTCCTTATTTTGTAAGTTTAACATCTCTTCTTCTAAATTCCTAGTAAGACTAGAACCTAGATTGGCTAATTTAACTCGTTCATCATAATCATATTTCATATTAACAACCTTGTTACCTAACATAAAGTCTGCTGGACTGGCTCCCCAGGTGTCTGTCCAATCTACCATTTTTTTAGCACCACTTGGGTGTAAGATATAAGCATGAGCACCTTTATGCCAATTACCTGTAGACGCAGGTTTGGCTCTCTTAAATCCATCTAATTTTACAAGGTCGTATTCTTTTGTTAGTAATGGCGGACTTTTATAAAAGATAATATCGCTTTCAAAGATGCCAATTGTTTCATTTAATTCTAAACATTTCTTCCAAAGTAGATAGTGACTCATAAAACAACCACGAACTCCGGGTCTTTCTAATTCAGAAACTGCTTTGGGATATCTATGATCTATCTTATGTGTAAAAGGAACTTTTCTACCATCTATACCTTCAAAGAGTTCAACATTCCAATTGTGTTTTTTAGCACTTTTTTGTAAAGTGGGCAAGTGTTCTTCAGTTAGGGTATGACCCGGAAGATATATCACAAACGATTTCATGAGACAATATTTATTAATAAGTAATACAATGATTAACAAAAGTCTATTTGAACAAACTATAACAGATTTAAAGTTTGCGGGCAAGTATAGAGTTTTTAACGATATATTAAGAGAGTGTGGAGATTATCCACATGCTCTTTGGTATGGTCCCTATTGTATTAAAAAAATAGTGAATTGGTGTTCTAATGATTATCTTGGAATGGGTCAGCATAAAGTAGTGCTAGATGCTATGCGAACAGCATTAGATGCTGTTGGTGCAGGTAGTGGTGGCACAAGAAACATAGCAGGTACTACTCATTATCATGTTGCCCTAGAACATGAATTAGCAGGATTACATAGTAAAGAACGGGCTTTGTTGTTCAGTAGTGCTTATGTAGCAAATGAATGGGCATTAATTGCTCTGAGTAAAATTGTAAAAGATATTGTGTTTGTATCAGACAGTAAGAATCATAATTCATTGATTGAAGGTATGCGTCACAGTAGAGCACCGAAGGTGATTTATAATCACAATGACATGAACCATTTAGAAGATGTATTAAAAGAAATTAAAGGAACACCTTGTATAGTATTTGAGTCAGTGTATAGCATGGATGGGTATGTGAGTAATTTGAGAGAGATATGTGATTTAGCAGACAAGTACGGTGCTATCACATATCTCGACGAAGTTCATGCAGTTGGTTTATACGGAGAGACAGGAGGAGGAAAAAGTGAAAAGTATGGTCTTCAGAAACGCATTGACATTATTAACGGAACTTTGGGAAAGGCTTATGGAGTGGGTGGCGGTTATATTGCTGCTGATAATGTTGTCATTGACAGCATTAGGAGTCTCGCTAACGGTTTCATTTTTACAACATCAATAAGCCCTGTGCTTTGTGCTGGAGCAATGGCGAGTGTTAAATACTTAAAAGAACATAATGAATTACGAATTAAACATCAAGAACGTGCTAGTACCTTAAAGAATAAATTAAGAGACGCAGGAATAACATTATTAAAAAATGAAACTCACATTGTTCCAGTTATGGTTAATGATGCAAAAAAATGTAAAGAGATAAGTGATAGATTATTAAATGATTATGATATATATTCTCAGTGCATTAATTATCCTACTGTTCCTGTGGGATCTGAAAGATTAAGATTTGCTCCAACACCACTTCACACTGATGCTATGATTGAAGATTTAGTAAATGCTCTTGTGGAAATTATAAAACCTTAATTGTATCGTATGCTCTAGGTAATCCTAAAAATTGACAACGCCAATCACTTTGATCATCGGCGTTCATTAGTTCCCATTCTGATTTGCGAAGCATGATGCTGTTCATAGCATCTGCCCAATCGGTATTAAGAACAATGTTTTCTAATTTTTCTTTCCACTCTAGTATTTCGTCTTTACTATAACGATCTATTTCAATATGGAAGATTTCTGAGATATCACCATCCGGCCATTGATATTCCATGCTAACATCAACGCCATACTTTGGTTTTATTTTTAGTAGTTTGTTTAGGCATGGTCTTCTTGGAGTAAATTTCTCTAATTGTTCACGAGCAGCACCTTGATAATCAAATCTTGTTAAGATCATACAATGATCAAAGTAAGGACCTTGTAGAGGTTCATAAGATCCTATTATCCATTCTTGTTGGCAACAGATGTGATATAGGGTATGTCCAATGTGTATGCTATTAACTTTGTAATATGCCTGCTCGAGTTTGTTGAGTTCAAAACCTTCTTTATCAAAGTATTTCATGTCAAGTGAAAGAACGCTATCAACACTAATTGCGTTTCTAATACTTGGATCATTAGTAAATTGGGCTTTGCTTACTCTCATAAAAATATTTATGGGTAAGTTGTACAGTTATCTAACTTGCTTTAATTATGACCAAGTACCATCAACTGTGTTAGCACCAATAGCACCTAACGGTAATAATTTGATATAAGACCCGGCATTTATAGTCCAAGTTACTGGAGTATTTTGATCTTGACTTACCATAAAATTAACATTACCGCCAGTAGTTACATCAATAGTCCCTTGTATTATAGTGTGAGTAAATGTTGCGGTGTCGGCTACTGTTTGTGCTGTAGTAATTGTAGCACCAGTTGCGTTCAAACTCATCATAGTAACACCGGCAGTATAGGTATCTATAGTTGTAGTTTTGTTAGATAATACATTGTAGTTATGTTGTGCTACTACAGCACCACCACTTAGTGCTAAAGCATAACTTAATACTCCAGCCTTGTTACATTGAGCATTAAACAATATTTCATATTGATAGCGAGTATTTGAGGCCAATACAACGCCGTTAGTTAACCCAAATAAACTTAATAATGTATTTTTAGCATTTCCGATAGTTTGTTGAGAATTTAATACATATACTAATTGATTACCACCTATACCATTACTTGTAGCACTTATAACACCACTTGAAATAGTAATACTTGTGCCATCAACTTTAACACCACCTAATGTACCTCCAGATCCAACACCAGCAGTTGGTAATACATAAGTAGCACCAGTAGGACCAGTTGCTCCAGTAGGACCAGTCCATCCAGTAGGACCAGTTACTGTTGACGCAGCACCTTGTGGTCCAGTCCATCCAGTAGGACCAGTCCATCCAGTAGGACCAGTTACTGTTGACGCAGCACCTTGTGGTCCAGTCCATCCTGTGGGACCAGTTACGCCTTGTATGCCTTGAGGTCCTGTCCATCCTGTAGGTCCAGTGGCTCCATTGGTTCCATTTGTACCAGCAGCACCTTGTGGTCCAGTCCAACCAATAGGACCAGTTGGTCCAACATTTCCCTGTGTACCTTGAGGTCCAGTCCATCCAGTAGGTCCTGTGGCTCCATTAGTTCCATTTGTGCCGGCAGCACCTTGTGGTCCTGTCCATCCTGTAGGTCCAGTGGCTCCATTGGTTCCATTTGTACCAGCAGCACCTTGTGGTCCAGTCCATCCTGTAGGTCCAGTGGCTCCATTGGTTCCATTTGTACCAGCAGCACCTTGTGGTCCAGTCCATCCTGTGGGACCAGTTACATTACTAGGAGCACCAGTTGGACCAGTAGGACCTTGAGGACCAGTTGGCCCAACAGTAATATTGCTGCTAATAATACCAGTTGAATTATCGTAACTAATACCAGCACCAGCACTGATAGCATGACGGGCTCTATAATCTGTATAATACTTGTTAGTACCTTCTGCTAAATCAGTTGTAGTATGATTACTTAGGCTTGATATAGTTCCTTGAATAGTATTAGCAAATGTAGCAACACCTGAACTATTGATATAAGCAGCATCAGTACCATTAATATTAAAATGTAAAGTTCCTGTCGTACCTAATACTAAATCACTTGATACACTGTTAAGATAAACAGCATTTGGTAAATTAAGACTACCACTACCGCTAAAGGTACTGGAGTTCATGCCTAACTCACCGTAATAGGTATTTGCTGTTCCTTGGTCGTTACTTACAATATAATTGGCACTAGCACTATTAGCACTATTAGTATTTTGTACAACTACTTGATTATAGAGGATGGTACTATAACTAAAATCAGCCATAATACCAGTATCACTATAACTTAAAGTTCCGTAGTTAAAGGCACCATGGTCAGTTAATACACTTACATCATGAGTAGCAGTAAAGTCTTGTGCGTCAATCCCACCTACACCATTTCTTAATGCTATGGTATTTGCTGTTGAATTGCTTGTAGCATCTGATGTAACAGTTACAGAACCTGTGCTGTTATTTACTGAAATATGATTAGTAGCAGATATGCTAGTAACACCTGAGTTAGTAACTGTAACAGATCCAGTGCTTGTATTAACACTAATACCAGTACCACCAGTTATACCTGTAACACCAGCATTAGTTAATGTAATCGATCCACCTAGAGAAACAGTACCACCACCGCTCATTCCAGTACCGGCTGTAACAGTTACTGAATTTGATGCTAATTTATTGATTGGCAATGCTCCAGTATCTATAGTGCTAACAATATCTGAACTTTGTACTTGTACACTTCCGGTATATGCTGACCCACTATCAAATTCTATACTAACAACGCCACTTACTGGTGGTATATATTCCCATGTTGATCCGTTAAAGATAACAAATCCACCAGCACTATATGTTTGCGAACCACTACCGATATCTTGTGTACCAGTAGTCGAAATTGAATATTCCCAACCTGCTTGTAATCCTGTAGGGGTTGTAGTACTTAAACTAGGTGAGTTAGCATTAGCATCCCAAGCACCTTTATAAACAATCGCTTGTGGAATAGGTTGCCAACTTAATGTACCCGAAGTAGTATTACCATTAATATCTGTACCACCAGCAACGCCGTCGGTTCTTAAGTAATATCCAGCATATCCTGTTTGACTTGGTATAACAGTTGGTGCGGTTATTTGTCTTGTGTTATTACGGAATGTAATTCCAACATTTCCAATTCCACCTAAAGCACCACTAGGTAAAGTTAAACCATTTGCGTCGATTATAGCAGAAACAGCGTCCACACCAGTGCCAACAACTTGATTTCTAAATTCTGTATAGGCTGATTGTGAAGTTGAATTAAAGTTTTCAGCCGCTTTGAATGTTATTCGAGCACTACTTACACCTGTTCTGATATCAGTTCCGTTATACCCATTAGTAGCAAATACGGCCATAGTGTCGCCCTGCTGAACTGCTGCCGGACTACTAACAGTTCCGCGGAATCTACGACCAACAAATGCGGTGCCACCTCCTCCAGCCACATCAGAAAAACTATCTATAGTTATAAAACCAATAGAGCCTTCTTTAGCAGTAGCATGAATAAGACTGCCGCCGAGAGGAGAAACTAATCCATATTCATTACGACCTATAGTAGCATTAATACTTAAAGCAGATTGTCCCAAAGGTAGGCCTGGAGAGAAAATATCAGTCTTACCGCCTCGTTCAACTTGGAATGTTATGATACCTGAATTGTTTGCTACCTGTAATGGACGATTAAATGTAACATTACCAGTAGCAGTAATGGAACCTACTATAATATCTCTAGTAGGATCTGTAATTTTAATTTCATTATCTATTAATGTAAACTCGCCAACCTTAAGTCCAGCACCACCTGCGATATAAACTAATCCATCTCTAGCACCGATTGCTTGGTCGTTTCCTAGCGTTTCATCTTGTATATAGATTGTGCCAGCACCTAACCATACTTCCTTAAATCTACGAGCACTTGTTCCTAAATTCCATGTACTAGTAGTAAAAGGAACAATGTCACTGTGAGGAACAATATGTCCACCAGTACCGGCATTTAGAGTGATATCTACATCAGGGTGTGTAACTATGCTTAATCCAGCATTAACCACAGCACGAGAAACTGTAGTTGGAACAGTAGTGTTAGTAGGATCAGCATAAGGTAAAGTAGCCCCTGGTGCGAAATTACTGCTGGTGATTATAATATCAGCGTATGTATCAGAACCTACATAGATAATAGTGCTACCAACAGGTATAGCAGGACCTGCTATGATATCTCCAATTTGTAGGGTAATAACAGGAGCAGTAACTAATTGATAAACTGTATAAGGACCACCAGTGATACCATTTGTTAATCCATAAATTGGGGGAACTAAATCAGCATCATCACCGTGATCTAAAATGGCTGCTAGATAAATGTTAGCGATATTAGCAACAATACTACTTTGTGCCGATACAATTGAACCTACTTGTGGAGACTGTAGTAGGGGATTAATTACTCTTATACCAGAAGTTTGTAATAATCCTGAACCACTAGGTGTTATAGCAATGTCGGCATTATTAACGCTACCATAGATAGTTTGTAAATCTGTACCACCAACTGATAAGTTACCTAAATCATTATATTGTTCGAAGGCATTTGTAATAGCAGTATTAACATAAGTTTCTGTAGCAAGTCCGGTAAAGTCTACACTAATTGTTCCATTAACATCGACTTGTATATTTCCACCAACTATAACACCACCAAGACTTGAATTTGTAGCAGGTAGTAAAGTATATTGACTAGCAGGATTTGTATCAACCCAAGTATTGTCGTAAAAAACATATAATCTACCATCGAGGTTGTCAAACCACAACTCACCAGTATTTGGATTGTTAGGTGGATTATTACTTACAATTACAGTGCCACCTAATAGGGGAACACCGCCAACAGTAGCACCATCACTATATCTTAATATAGGAGCAATGCCTGTACCATCTGGTTCGTTGTAGAATAAGCGACCTTTTTCTCCTACATAAAGATCAGCATCTACACCTTTTGCTCTACTTGTGAATAGTTTCTCTGTTACAGCCACCACTAGACTCCTTAATCATCAAATGGTGTTGAATCATCGTGATGTATAATTGTTAGACCTGCCATTTTCTTAATACGGTTTAATTCATCATTTTCTTGTTTATCAAATTGATTAGGTACATCAACTGTTTTCTTTAATAGTTCGTGTTTTTGTTGTAGCGGAAAAGTCATTATTTGCTGACCATCGCATTTCTTTTGAGCATTGTGATCGCCTGCTTCGGCTGCCTGTTCAGCACCTTTTTGATTCTTAATTTCTACTGGCTTTAGACGCTTTGTATCAGCATCGGTCTTAACAACACCTTCAGGATTTTCCTGTTTGTCTACCATGTTAAGGATGGTTTTGATTAATTCGTCTACTTTCATAATAAAATCCTTGTTAGTGTATTTATTTTAATCAATCGTTTGGATAAATTACTGTTCCTGTTGGAAACTGTGCTGGACCTGAACTATCACCTGTTTGTTGTGCTACTTTCCAATCTTGGACATATTGTGCCCAAGACTTCTTTGCTGCGGCACGATCCTTCTGTGTATCAGCGGGATTAGCACTTTCAGCATGAGCAATACCATTTGGATCTTCTGGGTTAGTTGGTCTATTTGGATTGTAAGGTGTTTGTACTGTTAGGTTTGCCATTATTTTCCACTCTTAACACAATTATTAACTCTGACGCCGCCCTTCATTTTAGTTCCAGCCTTGCGATAACCTTTCCAGCATTTAGCATCAAGTCTTTGCTTTTCTTCACTCATTGATTCATTTGGAGTTGTAATTTCGCAATTAATTACACTGTATCCTTTTTTGCGATAATAGATTTGAGCAACTTTTTTAGCATCAAATTCGTCTTCTGCTCTTACCCAAACATTCTTAAAGATCTTTTTATTTCTGTTAGAAGCAGCAGGTGAATTACGATCAACAAGAGTACAACCTACTCTATAACGACTTGACCAATCCTTTTCTTCTTCATCCATTGGTTGAATACCACGTTCATGTTTGCTAATCATATAATCCATAGCACCAACAAGCATACCTTTGCTTTGTGATATCTTTGATATTACCCATGTTGGAACATTCTCGTCATTGTCTAAATCGCGAGCAAGGTGAGTAGCAACTCTAGCAATAGTCTGTAATTCATTCTTTAAGAAAGATCCTTCACCGTCGTATTCACTTTCTCTCATTTTAAGATCTTTACGTGGATCAAATGAACTCATCTTATCTTTAGGACGACTTTTTGGTGGAATAACTTCTTTCTTCTTTGCTTTATTTTCTTTATTACCTTCTTCAATAGGTTTAGTAAGTGATATCTTACTACCACCTTGTTTAGAATGTTTCTGCCAATTAGTTCCTGGTTCACCGACTTCTGGTTTCTCTTTTGGCTTTTTACCATAAGTGTTTGTTTTACCAGTTTTAGGATCACTAATAGATACCCAACCTTCATCTAGATCTTCCATTTTCATGGCATGTTCCTTCAATTTGCTTAATATAGAATTAAGACCTTTTTTGTCTTTGAGTGGTATTTTTTGTGTAAGTTGTTTATATTCGTGTGGATCGATACTTTTATAAAGTGCGTGTAATCCTGCTTTATCAAGATCAGCAGTTTTCTCTTTGGCATAATCGATACCATAAGAAATTCCACCTGCCATAATAGCACCAACTAATCCTCTAAGGAAAAGTTCATTATACTTTCCTTCGTCTAAATCTTCTTTCTTAACATGATTTCTATATAGAGTTTCTAAATCATTAACAACATCATCTATGCTTTGAGTAGCAAAGAATTTAGCAATTACCTTTGAGAATACGTCTGGAACGCCATGCTTACCAGCATCCTTCAAATAGATTTCATTATTGCGAGGAGGCTTAAACGCTCCGTCCTTATAAATGCTTAGATCTGCTTCTTTCCCACCATTAACTACATAAAAAACATGATCTGGATAAAGTTGTAATTCTAGAGAACCAAGAATTACTTTATTGCCTCTACGGGCAACTACACCCTCGTCTAAACTTTCATCTTTAGGAGAAACTAATCTACCAATTTTTCTATATTTTTCTCTACGTCTTAATTCGTCTTCATCTCTATTAAGTTCGTCAGAACTTAATGTAGCAGGTAGGGCACCTAGTTTTTTAGTATCGGCATAAGTTGCTAATGTTGCTAAAGCATGTGGTGCTTGTTGCTTCCAACCAACAGTAGCAGCATCAGCTGCCTTGCCACCGTGTTGAGCAGCAAGAGCACCTAATAAACTCGCTATATGAGCATACTTTCCTGCTTTTAACTCGTCTAGTTGCTGAATTTCAGATTCAGATAACAGGTCAGAAAGGTTCATTAGTAAATCCTTATAATTTACTAATATTTATCCTTACTGGTAAAAGTGGATGTACCAGTTGACCATATCGGTTAACTGCGAGTCAAACATACGATCAGCCTTTTTGGAACTTTTTCTGATCTTCTTTGATTTTACCACAAGTTTACGTTGTGTATGCTTACTCCAGCCGTTTTTATACTCATGTTCGTCGATATAGGATAAGGCTTTTTTCTTGAGATTTCCACGAGGTATGGCTCTGACGGTATAATAATTTTCCCATAAGAGATCGAAATCAGCCCAATTAATTTTATTTGTGGACTGATGTGTATCAAATTCATATGTCATTGTGATTACTCCTCGTGAACGTGTTCTATACTGAGTTCTTTGTCACGCAACCTTGCTATAACATTGACTAACATATCCATGTCACCTAGATTACGCAACATCTTAAAAACCAAATTCTCAACGCTAAATTCTCCTTCTTTTTGGAGACCGCTTTGACGCATCTTTTTAATATCGTCTTTGAGTTTTTCTAACTTGGCTTTATCACCATCATGAACTGCTTCTTCAATAGCAGCATGAATTTCTTCATATTTGTGTTCAACACTCATATCATTAATTTTAGGCTTAACGGGCTTTGGCTCTTTAATCCACTCGTCGTTAAGTATACTGTACATGCCTGAACTTATATGAGGCTCATCGGCGTCTTGAACATAAACTTCAACGTCATACCCTTTAATTTTAACGTCATGTTGTTCGTTCCAAAGACCCTTCTTGGAGTCATATAATTGCTTGAATACATCGCTATCGGGAATTTTAACTACAAGGTGTAGATCAACATCACTATGCTTTGTATAATTGTAACTGGCGTTTGATCCAGTCATAATAACATCTGTGAGACCTAATTCTTTAACACCTATGAACTTGACAAAATCCATAGCAACTTGTAAAAGTTTATAGCGAATCATAGGCTTCATTTTATTATTAGTCCAAAAGACAGGATTAAGTTCATCGTGGAACACAACGGCATCAGAAACATGTTGTTCAACGAAATCGCGTAGCAGCATGATTATCTCTTTATAACTGTTACGCTTTCTTTGGGTTGACCAAAGATGTTTGCCTTCATATCGAGAGCATTTTTAGTAGTACCTAGTTTTGATTTAGGTTGTACTACCTTAGGTTGTGGTGGAGCCTTTGTTCCACTTTTTCCTGGTGATCCTGTATAAGATGTTTTGCCACGTGCTTTACCTGGGCTTAATTGTGGGCTTACAACTGTTGCTATACTTCCTGAGGATGTAGCACCTGCTGTGGCTGCTTCGATAAGTTCTTTTATTTTCATGTTGCTGCCCTTTCTTTACTAATATTTATGTTCTTTTCTCACCAAAGATATATGTGTCGATAAATAGACGGAAAGATTTACAGACGGGAGTTTTATGAAAAAACGTGTTCTATTCATTTTGAAGAGAAGAGAAGACTACGACCTTGTCAAACACAATGCAAAAGGATTAAGTACTGGACTTTATAATAGTGCCAGTTTTATGGATCAAATGTTAAAAGATTCTGGAATAGAATCTGAGATGGAAGTAGCAATAGATAATAACTGTATAGATAAGTTAGTCACAAAGCATAGACCAACTCATGTTATTATTGAAGCACTTTGGGTTGTTCCTAGTAAATTTTATATTTTAACAAAGTTGCATCCTAAAATTACTTGGATTATACGACTACACAGTGAAATGCCTTTCCTAGCAGGCGAAGGAATCGCAATGAATTGGATTGGAGATTATTTTACATTTCCAAATATCATATTAGGAATTAATGCCCCACGTATGATGCACGAAATTAAAACTTATGCTAAAATTAAAATGGGATGGGATAAAGATAAAATTAAAGAAAAAATAGTTTACATGCCAAACTACTATCCTCAAGACTATGTAACTAAAGAATTTAACAAAGATAAAAAACATCTAGACATTTGTTGTTTTGGTGCAGTTCGTCCACTAAAAAATCACTTATTACAAGCATTTGGAGCACTTGATTCTTGTAAAATTCTTAATAAAAAATTAAGATTTCATATTAATGCTGGACGTATTGAAATGAAGGGGGATGCTGTATTACATAATTTACGTGGACTGTTTATTCAACTTATAGATAGTGGGCATGAAATGATATCACATGAGTGGCGCCCTAGAGAACAATTTCTAGAATTATGTGCTACAATGGATATTGGCTTACAAGTTAGTTTCAGTGAAACATTTAATATTGTTGGTGCTGATCTTATAAGTCAAGGTGTTCCTCTTGTAGGATCTAATGAAATACCGTGGAGTTGTAAAGAGTTTAATGCTAATCCAGTTGACAGTAAAAACATTGCTGAACAAATTATAAAAGCATATAATTTCCCACAGCAGAATGTGGGAATAAATCAGAAGAATTTGACTAATTATACTAATAACACCCGCGATATTTGGGTAAAATATTTTAACGGAGAGTAACAATGAAATTCAAGACTACAACATTTAATTGGAATAATGGTATTGTAGAATCTAAACATTTTTTCTTTGAATTAGAACAAGATGCTATTGCTTTTGCAAGAACGGTAGAAGCATATTCCGTTAAAATTTACAATGAGATTGGCGAATTAATACACGAAATAATTCCAGACTCACCTACCACTTACGCTTAAATATATAATAATTATAGGAGAAAATAAATGACCAAAAAAATCGATTGGGGATATCACACGTACCCATTTAAGATGAAATCTTTTAAATTTCATGAAGGTGAAGAAGTAGAACTTGAATTGTTCTCTTTCTTAGTTTACGAAGAAGCACTAGAATTTGCAAAGAAACTAGAAGCAGATAAAGTAAAGATTTACGACGAAGACGGAAAAATCATTATTGAAATCGATCCAGATAATATTGATCCAGATTATGCTTGAGATCTAGCATTTATATAATTTGCTAATTCATTTAAAGTTCTATCTAATTTATGATCTTTATGTTTGATACCAATGCCGCCTGCGTTATTCCAGGCGGCAATATTTTTACCAAAGTCATCAATTAAAATATTTGGTGATCCGTCTGCTTGTGTAGCATATGCTGCTTTGTTTTCTGTAATGATTACATGATCTGGTGGAAAGCCTGCTAGATGTTTCTTAACCCACAATCTCTTTTGTGGTTCGCATTGTGGATCACCAGCAAGTGGACTTGAACAAATATTATAGTGTCCAAAATTCTTTTTAATAAATCCCATTAATTTACCTGCGTTTGGTAATACAGGAAGATTAATCCAATAGTTTGGATGTTCTCTAACTAGAGCTAATTTTGCTTCTGGATTATCAATATCTTTATAATGATCTACACCATCTAATTTTGCCCACTCCCCAAAGAAATCAGCAAGTACACCATCCATGTCGACATAGATTTCAGGAACATGTTTCCCTATGTTTTGATTAAGTTCAAATAGTTTCATTTGACTCCTTTTTCTTTTTCCATTCAATCTTACAATGAGCCTCATAATGATCATAGCGATCTAAATATTTAGAAATAAGAATCTGGAGTTTACGAAGATCATCTGCTTTAGGAATAACATCGTGCCAATCTAAACGAGTACCAAAGAATATATAATTAAAAGCCTTCTTTACTCGTGTAAAGAAACTATGAGGCATATCGCTTTGGAGTTCAAAATAAAATTCAGGAGAATCTTTTAATCCCCAGTCCCAATAACTAACACGAATAATATGTGCCGGGGAATTACATTCACATCCAATAAACATTTCTTCAGATCTATCATCAACTTTGTTATACATTTTTAGCCTTTCTTTTTACCTCTACGCATATTCAATTGCCAACGTGCCAATTGACCTTTGCGTCCTTTTGCCTTTGATGCCTTTTCTAACTGTGCTATTGTAGCACCTTTAGGTATGCCGTGTCTAGCACTATCTCCTGGTCTACCTGGACCTTTTCCGTCCGCAAAGTTTTCATCAAAATTACCTTTTGAACGGATCTGTTCAATATCCATTTTCTCTGCCAAGTTATCTATACGCATGGCAATTTGGAAATCTAAAAGTGTTAACCCCTTAACATCTGATGTTGTAGTCTTTACTGTAACTTCAGCAACATCTTGAGTTACTTCACAAAAATGATCCATTTCTTCACTAATTTTATTGATTCTCTCAATAAACTTTTCAGCATGTCTATGATCTTTAGCATTATAATCTGCTTGTAGAATTCTATGATCTAACATTTCCCAATCTGGGAGATATTTGGATTTTAGATCGCCTAATTGACTTTTACTCGGTTTGAATTCCTCAACATCATCTGCTCTAAATTGACCTTCATTTGTTGCTTTACATTTTGGACAGGTACAACTAGGTCCACAAGACTCATTTTTTTCTACTTTGGCTAATTTTTCATAATAATATAAATCTTCTCCCAAATGGTCTAAAGCAATTTCTTTTGCCACACTGTGTTTCTTAGTGTGTTCCATTTCAACCTTGATGCCTTTTTTAAGTTGAAGTTCAACAGCAATAAGACTTGTGTGATATTTTTCAGCAAGTTCTCCGATAGTTGGAGTCTTCTTATCAAGTAGTTTACTATCACCTAAAAATACTTCTTGATTTGCTCCAACACTAAATTGTGGATGAGCTGTATTAATCAAGTATACAATTCCATCTGGAGTTTCTTGTTTAACAATAGCAACACCTAAACCTATTTTAGATTTTAGAATAAATGATGTATCAACTGGAAGTGCTTCTATCTCTGCTTTATTCTTTTTAATTGCTTTGCTAATAAAACGAGCAACAGTTTTTAGATCTAAATCTCTCTCTTTAAGACGACTTGTAAAGTGTTTAGAAACCTTAAGAGGTCCATCCTTTAAGAATGGAGCAGTTGTAACTCCTGGTCCTTGTATATCTTCAAATACTTCTCTTAATCTCATTTTTTTCTTCCACGAAATACTGGGGGCATGCCTAGACCTGGTTTTCTTTTGAACCAGAGTTTGAACCATTCATCTGATCCTGGTGATATGTTTTCTTCTTTTTCTTTCTTGCGTTTATCAGCATAAGCAGTAGAAATATTTTCATCTGTCTTTTCTTCAGATGTAATACCTGCTAATTTTTGAAGTTCTTTAATGTTCATAATTTAAACGCCTTCATATTCTTTTTAATAGTTCCAGATCCAACATCTGCTGTAGAGTTTTGTTTTGTTACAATACCAACGCCGGCACATTCTTCTTTTGTTTTCTTTGTTTTAACTTTAGGGTCTGGGGTCATATATTTTTTTACAAGTTCAAAATATGGAACACCAGCAATTAATGTATCAGCAGGAACACCAGCAGCCTTAGCAAACGCATCTGGATTATCGTTAGTAACTGCGGCTCTTAGGTCAGTAGCAGAACTTATTCTTGGACTAGGTTTTGGATTTATTGTTGTAAATTTATAAAATCCATGTTGTTTACCTTCTACACCGTTATATTGTGCAATGAGTTTAAAAACATATTCTTCGTCAGTAACAACATTAAGAATAACATCACCGTGTTCTTCGAATACTCTTGAGCAAAGAGTTAGCCAACTTTGTTCAGCAACAATGTGTCCTTTAATATCTGGCCAAATTACTTGCATTGCTTTAATCTTAACATCATAAGGCAAAGGATCTTTTGGTCCAATGGTGGACTTATTGGTACCTATATACCATATTGGTGATTGGGCAGCAATTTCCCACGCAGCCTTATGACCTTTGTGTGGAGGATTAAACCTTCCAAATATAATAGCAACTTCTGTGCTTGCTTCAAATAATTCACTTAACAACATTTGGGTTCTTCTTTGCTGCGATTGCTTGCTTAAAATCTGGAGTAGTGATCTTTAGTGGGGCTTCTTTATCTCTATGAAGTATAATACCTTCAATGTCTTTGCCCAATTTATCTTTACCAGCAATGCTTGGATGTCTAAAGATATAATCTGCCAAATTGTCCTTAACACTTTGAACCATAGCCTTTAGTTGCGACTTTTCTTCAGCGTCTGCTTTAGTTCTTGATGTAAGTTTAGCAATAAAGCGATCGTTGATCATTGTTAGTAATGGATCAATTTCGCCAGTAATATCGATAGTGTCTGACATTAATCTGTCATCAACAAATTTAATACCATTACCACTACCAGATCTAATTAGTTCGTCTTTAATTTGTTCACTCTTAGAATACTTTTGTCCAGTAGAAGCAACTTCTGCGTAGAATGGAACAATAGTCATTACTTCGCCTAGTAGTTTTCTATCATAAGAAACTGTGACAAACTTCAAGCCATTCTCTGTTTCTTCTGCCATTGGATTATAAAGTATCTCACAATGAATTTTAATATCATTAGGTAACTTCTTAACAAAGTCACTGTTAACGACTAGGTTATAAATTTCGTCATACTTTTCAGCACGAGCAAGTTTTTCACCTTCAAATCCTCTGCTTTTAGCATGTGATATAAATGAACCTGCTGTAAAGATTGGTCCGCTTCTTGAACTTTCAAAAAATGGACGACCTTCTGCGTCTTTACCAAAGCGAGCACCGAGACCATCAACTTTAAGAGTCATCTTTACGTTGCTTAATTTACCTTGATATTCGTTTTTAATTTTCTTAATAAGTTCAATAAACTCTAAATCTTTCATACCTTGTAGATGGCTAATTCCTGTACGACGACTTGAAACAACTTCCTCTTCGTCTAATTCTTCATCCATTTTATAATTACTGTAAAAAGACTTTTCCATTTGCTGTATATTTGTGTCCATCTTCATGCCTAATTTTTCAAGCATAGTTTTGAGAGCAACTTCTTTTTCAGCACGATCTGATTCTGGATCACCTTTATAAAGTTCTTGAGCAGTTTGTCCAAATAGTGTATTAACAAAACCATCTAGCAATAACTTTTTATGTTCATCATCAAGATATTTGTTTGCTAATTGTAATCCACCTATAAATGAACCGAGGAGTTTTTCTTCTCCTCCTACCGGTGGTTTACCAAATATTAATTCAAACATGCCTTCTGTTGAATTAACATATGTTGAGTCTTTTGCTGGAACTTCTGTATATACAGGTAACCCGTCTACAACTTTTTGTTTACCATTAGCATCTAAAACTGGTTTATATTTTTCTCTCATACCACCAGTAACAGCAAAGGCAACGTCTGTACTCTTAACTGGTTTAAGTTTTGTTTTCATTTGTACGAGACGATCTTTGAGAGTATTTGTAGTAAATGCTCTTAATAAGTATTTGTGGAATACTCCTTTAACACCTGCTTCGAGGTCTGCCCAATCACTAGAGTGACTAAACTTTGACCATTCACTTGGACCAGCACCGTGGAATTCTACAAGTTCTAAATCAATTTGTATCTTGATTGGTGGCTCACTGAATTCCCATAATGTAATAAATTGATCACCTCCAGGATTAGGTTTAAAGCCAAGTAATGTAGCAGGACCAATCTTTTTGTTTGTAACTGAATTTAAAAATTGTTCTACTTGTTCTCTTTTATTTTTATCAACCATTGTGTCAATATCTCCAACACTAGGTTTATGTTGAACAAATTTTTCATCTGGAATTCCTGGATTGAGAAAGTGAAATGCCGATCCACTGAGGAATTCTTTTTTCTGTAGTAGTTGTGGCGACCAAAGTGGAGTCTTAAATTTTGATTGGAAAGCAGAATTGACTGAATGTAATAGATTGTCAATAATCGGAACAATTTGATTGCGTGGAATTTTCTTCAAATTGATTCTTTCCGCACTGTGCGGGCCAATTTGTACATTACCACCTTCAATAATAATTGGGTTTGATCTATAAAAGAATTCTCTTAAAAACATAATTACTCACAGTTCCAACGACGCAATGCCTTATTGATTGGGCTGTCTGGATCTCTCTTAGTTTTAGCACTAGCATTTTTCTTTTTCATGCCACTCATTCTAGCACAGAAACTCTTGCGTCTTTTAGCGTCCTTAGAACCTTTTTTCAATTTGCTTGGTTTGGTAGTAACAGCAGTTTTTAGTTTACTGCCAGGATGTTCACGGCGATAGGCTTTAACGGCTTTTTTACTCATACCGTCTGTTTTATCTTTCTTATTGACTTTTTGCCAATCTTCTCTCATGAAGTCGCTTTGAGTAACTGCTTCCATAAGTTCAAGAATTTTCATGGTTCTATCCTTCTATAGGATATTTATCAAATTATTGGACTGTGAAGTACTGACCTTTGAAGCGTCCTCGATAGGGGATCGTAGTGTCGCCACGCACTAAAAAGATCTCAATTTTAGTGCCATCTGGGCGAACAGTCATACGTAACTTGTCCTGCTGAAGGATTTCAGCAAGCATTTTCTTGCCAGTTTCTGGATGAATAAGTTCGCACTTCTTTGACATAATATTAGTAATATAATATCTTATGTCAACAAAGTCAAGTGTTATGGATTACTTACGCCAGTGATTGCCCAGAAGTCGCTACTCATATTGGCATTGTTAATAACTTGGTAAGGCATATAGAAGTAACCATGATCACCCCAATTAGTTCCCCAACTATTACGGCAAATAAATCTACCACCATTCAAGTTATCATCATAACCTACAACTGCTACAGCATGTCCACCTAATATTTGTTCTGAAGAAGTATTAGGATAAGGCATCATGCCTGTTGTATTATTTGTATTACCTTCAAAACTTGCATAAACAGTAAATCCAACCACTACAGGAAATCCAAGATTCAGTGAGGCTTTAATACCTGCCGCTTGTGTAGTAACTTTTTGATAAGTACCCGCTTTGCGTTTAGCAGCATCAGTATATGCTCCAGTGCTAGGACGAGTAGTTACTTTATTTGCTAGATATGGCCAAAGTGTTTCTAGAGGAGCACCCCATTGATTACATGCTTTAATACCGTCACGTATATAAGCACCAGCATCATAATAAATAGTACCTTCTAAAAGGCGTTCTTGATAATAGATAAACAATCTACTAACAACAATCCCGCTTTTATTATGTGTATTATCGTAGTAACCAATAATACCGGCAATAGCACAACCAGTACATGATCCAACTTGTCCTTGATCTACAATAGGTGGACAATGAGATCTTAGGTCAACACTAGGGGGCAAAGTTGCCGGAATAGTGTTTAATTTTTCAAATATATAATCTCTTGAATCTGATTTATCCGGACGCCAATTATATCTTGGCGTAGGACTTATTGCTAAAGTTCTGTTTGGGTATCTAGGTTCTCTCTTTAACATAATTACTTCTTTGGTGCCTCTGGTAGAGTCTTTGGTACAACTGGTGCCTTAGGAGCACGAATTGAATTATATGCTTTTTGTCCTTCTGCTATTGGAGTTATACCACTACCATTACCAAATTTGGTTGGTTTAACTGGAGCAGCCTTTGGAGTAGGTGCCTTAATTAAAGAGTAAGTAGGATTTAATTTTAGTTCTTTAAATCCACCGATAGCAGTCCCGTCAACTACAATATAAGGTAATTTTTTCTGTTCAGGATAAGTGGTAGTAAACTGTGTTTTTAGTGTAGGGTTATTGTCTAACTTGTTAACTGTAACTGAGGCACCGTGTTTAGTTAACAAGACCACACTCAGTTTGGTTTCAGTATCATCTCCTATAGCACTCCATACTACAGCCTGTGGTTTGGGACCTGCGGCTTTAGGATGTAGATCGCTGGCTCTTTTTACTTGTCTTAATGTCATGTTATGTCTTCCTTAATCTGTTATGTATGGGCCGCTTAGGATCCAAAAGTCTGTATCAACCTGTGTCAAAGTTACTAACATATCGCTACGGATGATCAACGAACCAGCACCTGGACTGTTGTTGTCTTCTCTGCCTCTTAGTGTTACTCCTCCTGCGGGTGTTACAGTTATCTGCCTACTGTTGTCAGTAACACCTGAGATGCCTAACTGTATCCTAGCACCAATAGGGAAATTTGTAGTGGCATTGGCCGGAAGGGTTACAGTGACATTGCCTGCTGTACCATCAAACCAAACAAATCTACCACGATCAGTCAATGCCAATGTATAACTTGTAGCACTGGTTTGATAATTACGAGGTATATCTTTCAAGAAACTTTCTTGATCTACCGTTACGATATCGGCATCGTTTGACATTATAAGTTGATTATAATCGTGAGTAGGATTAGATGTAAAATACCAGTCACCCCAGAATGTGGTTAGTCGTATGTCTGGACCTCCAGGAAAATATGATGGCTGACCGCTGTAATCTGGACCATTAAATGTATCATAGTAGTCATCTGAACCTAGGAAACTGTATGGGTTTGGGCCTCCGTCGGTTCTACCATAAGCGCCAATACGCCACTGAGCGTTATAAGGACGGATGCTTAGATAGCCAGTACCATCCGACAAATCTCGACCATTGCCATTATTCTGTGTCTCAGATGATAATGGATCTCCGCTGTTGACCTGTACATCAAAGTTGTTGCCCAATGTAAGGCTGTTAGCACCACCTGGGTAAGTTTCATCATTGACTACAATCTGTCCATCTGTGCTAACACGACCATAGGCGATATGTTCTGCGTTAAAATCAAAATCACCTACCACATTCCACGCAAAACCATATTTCCAGTTATAGCCATCTTCGGTCATGTAGTTGTTGGCACAGTTATCGCTGAATGCTACGAACTTGCCACCACCGTAGGTAATATAAATTAGTTCTATACCTTGCTGTGTAAATGTGATATAGGCATTATCGAATAAATTACCATTAGTCCAACCTGTGCCGTCGACTGGATAACTTAGAGCATAGTCATGATAAAGTTTATAAGCATAGTCATCATATTGCTGGGCATAGAATGTTCCATCTGCCTGACCATTCAGTGATCCGGTGATCACTACCTGTTGTATACCAGTATTGCCACTGTTGTTTTCATTGTATGTAAGTATCTCAGCAGGACTGGCACCGTAGAAGTCTACGATGCTGTCTACACGAGCGGCAGGAGTTGATCCACCAAAACTGGCGCCTTGATTGGTAGTGGTCAGAACACGACCATTACCGAGTGGTACCATGAACATAGGAGTACCATCTGCTAGAGGACCAGCTACAAATGAACGACTGCCGCTCCAATTGGTACTAGCATGATCTCCCCATACTTCCTGTTGGGCATCGCTAATATTGACTTCTCGCCAACCACCCACTCGTGGATCTGTGTTGCTGTTGAATATCATGCGGTCATCACCCATGTATCCGCCCCAACCTTGTCCATCAAAATTCATGCTGTAGGCGCCGTTCATTGGGAACCAACTGTCGCTGGTGAATCCCATTGAAAGATCGGTCAAGTAAAAAGCACCAGTAGATGTATCATTGTCGATACTGTCCCACCAGTACTTCATGTTAAACAACCAACCATGACCGTTGTAGTTTACACCCCTAATGGCATAATCATTGGAGTTGTTATTGTAGGTATTGGCGTATGCGTCCATTTTGTTGGTAACAAAAGTCAAATCCACATAACCGCGTGTCCAATGTACAGCATCTGTGCTGTAGACAAAGTAAGGACGCTCGCGACCATCATTGATTACTGAGTCTAAATAACTACCATAGGCTATGAAATAACCGCCTTGGAATTTGATACCTTGCCAATTGATAGGTTCACCGTTTGGACCGAACACTGTGACCCAGTTTTGATTACCACTGTTGCTAAACAGATAGTTATAGAAGTCTTGGCTGGTAACCCAACTGCGCTGTATGTTGGCTCCTTGTTCTTCTAGGAATCTAGTGATGTTTGGATCCACTAAGGCACTACCTGGAGTTTCGCTGTACATCACAAGGTTACGATCAAAGATTTCATTATAAACTAGATAAGCCACACGACCATTGCCTACTGCTAGGTCATAAGCATAGGAACTGTTGTAATCGCCATTCCAAAATTCGCTGTTGATATCAGTTCCAGTCCAGTGTAAGCCATCACGGCTGGTGCTGTTTCCTGCGGCATAATAATCGCCTCCTGAAAATAAGAAAACAAACTTGTCTTCGTAATCATTTGAACTAGTGTAGGGCAGTTGATTCCAGGCTGTTATCCCGTCTCCCAACTTCATTTTACCCGTATCTAGTTCCGCACCAGGTTCGCCCTGCGCTAGTATTGGGTTTATATTTCCCCAACTTGCGGCTAGGTCTCTTCTTAGTTGAATTTTACTTGCCATTTGATATCTCCGATATTCGTATTTATGTTAGTTAGGTTCATAGTCCGTACCTTGTCTTGGTTCTATTAAATTCCTCGGTAATTTCCTCTTGTGTAAGGGCTCGGCTATAGGCTATAGCCCCACCTATTTTACCATTCATAGCAAAGTTATCACCCACAGCATCACAACCTAATCTAAAGTTAGTAGATCCTGTTCCAAATACACCCGTGATGCTATCGTGACTTCCTACCAGTGTACCATTGATATAAATCCTAGTTTGGCTGTTAGCAGAATCAACGACAAATGTAGCCTGAGTCCATGTGTTGTAATAGGGAGTATAATCTAGATTTATATCTAGAGGTGTTCCGCCATCAAATCTGGCTTCTACTTGGCCAGTGGGTGATATAAGGAACCAGAAGTTTAGTCCACCACGCCATCCAGCAATGTGTTGAAAATATCCAAAAGGAGAAATCTTGGCCCATACGCTAAAACTAGCATTGGGATTGTTACTGGCGGTGTTTAACCCCCAACCGCTACTACTACCTGGTACTTCAATATATTGAGTGGTATCGTGTGTAAAGACGAAACTGCCACCCGCATCGCTGTTGTCCCAGGAAGGATTGCCATATATGGTAGCATCTCGTCCATGGTTGCTAAGATCCACCCAGTCTGTGCCAGAGCCGGAATAGTGTTTGGCATCTAGTTCAAATAATATAGGAAGTGAAGTAGGTCGATTGTTATTATAGTCTGCTAGGATTTCACTAACAGTTAGGGCACGGTTCCATATCTTTAGACTAGACACTTTGCCGTCTAGATAAGCATCACTAGGCCAGTTACTGCGACCTATATAATTGTAATTTCTTGTAACACTAGCTATTCCTGTGTTAGTAGCATTAGCAACCTGTGTTCCGTTAATGTATATTAAACCATTAGAACCTGATTGTACAGCCACTAATTGTACCCATTGATTTAAGGGAAGTGTTTGACTACTGTATATGTCATCCCCCCCAATAGTGCTATAAACAGGAAGACCAAATGTTCCTTCACTGATGGCTATTAAGACATTATTTTGTAGTTCGCCATTACCAAAATCAAATAATCTGCTCCAGCTTTGGTAACTGCGGATATAGACCCAACCAATAGCAGTCATATCTCCACCGCTAAACATATCGGTTGGACCTATCACAGCGAATTGACTGCTGTTATAATCAAAATCGATAGAATTGTAGTTAAAAGTAGGAGCGTTCACTAGAGTGGCATCACGTCCGTAACCACTGAGATCATACCAAGTACCGCCTGTTCCTGGATAACTGGCAGGATTGGCTGCATCTAGGTATAAAATATAGTCTCCTCTATTTCCCCGCAGAGTTACTCCGTTTCGTATAGTCTGTGCTGAACGAATAGTTATTGACATATTAGAAAGTACCGTTATCTATAGCAACGCGACCCCAGATATCTCCAGTACCGTCTGTGTAATCATTGTAACAATGATAGATAAATCCTGTGCTAAATGCTATCATACCTGCCTTATCACCTGCTACACCTTTGCTAGTGTTTGGTGGTGATCCTTTGATTCTTAATGTACCACCGTCTGGTAATGTTAATGTACCAGTTGTACTAAATGTCCAAGTATTTGTTGTACCGCCACTGACTGTTTCGATATAGACATTAGGATCAACATTATTACCTAGGATTGTACTTGAGGTGCTTAGAGTTAAAACACCATCTGTGCCAAAAACCCACTGTTCGTCACCTCCATTGGTGGTTAGATAAATGCTTTTGCCTGACGTGGCATTGATACTTCCACCTCCAGGGCCTGTGCCAAAGTTCATTGTATCGGCGCCACCTTGGCTGTAGGTTAAATTCATAAATCCAGGTACGGTTAATACACCTGTGCCACTATCTAAACTTACTGTAAAACTGCCGCTGACCAGTTGATTTGTGGTGGCAGATATAGTAGTCCAGCTCAATGTTCCATTGCCGTCGGTCTTTAATACCTGATTGGCCGAACCATCTGCGGTTGGAAATTTATAATAAGGGAACTGCGTGGAGCCGTCGAAATTAAACTGCCAATTAAAATTCGAACTTGGTTGCTTGTTTTCTACATTAAATCCCGTATCATCCACATAGGCCCAACTGAAATGAGCGGGACCTCCAGTGTCTCCGTTGATATCAACTAGTGTTACAGTATCGGTATTAGGTACCCACATTAACTGTGCGAAATTATTGCTGGTTAGACTTAGGCCATCGTCATCTATGCCTGTGATGCTGGTTAAGGGTGTTGATGGAATTCCTTCTTGTATGCGGGCATAGCGAAACCCAGCACCAGCATAACCTAAATCACGCCAGGCTGTGGCTCCATTGCCATATTTGACCTTATTAGTGTCTATTTCTAAACCTGGTTCACCGTCGCTAAGGACGGGATTTATCCTAGTCCAGTTTGTGCTGTGATCTCGTCTTAGTTGTATTCTGTTTGCCATTATGCTCTTCCGCCGTCTAAAGTAAATTCTGGTTCAGCACCGTATGCGCTAGCACCATTGTAGTTAGGATCTGTGTTGCTAAATCTCGTACCAGCCGCACCACCTTCAGCAAATCTAACATTCACGCTGTATACTGTGCTGGCTGCTCCGCCATCCATATCAATATTTTCTAAATTACGATAATCCCAAGCAGTAGTCTGTACAGTATTATCTGGAAAACGTAAACCATCATCAGTTTGGAAAGTCCATCCTGGAGATTCTGTTGTATAAATTGAGAAATTCTGTGGACCAGCAATAACGGTGTTAGTAGGAGAGAGCGCATAAATTTCTGAACCATTTGGTAAAGTTAAAGTACCTTCGTCCCCACTAAATTGCCATGTTGCTTGAATACCAGAAGTTGTTGCTGTAATTGTTACATTGTCTTCTGAATAAGGTAATTTGATGAAGTTAAAGTCGTCTCCGAAGATAAGATCCATATTTCCATAACTAAGCGAACCTTTCATTATGTGGAAGTGTGTAGGTCCGCCTGGTTCTGGTTGATTACCAAACCATATCTGCCCACGATCAGTCTTCATTGAAATACCTATTGATCCAGTTAATGCTGTTATACTTTGATTAGCCAATATACCATTTATTGTATAATTATAATTAAGAACACCTAATCCTGCTGTATATCCATCTGTTGATGTTAATGTACCATATTCTTGAACAGCACCTAATAATATATTTCCATTACTATCTATATCGATGCTGTATTGGCTATCGACATTTGGATCAATAGCAACCATACCAGCAAATCCTGGTAATTCAACATTCTCAACACCTGTATAAATTAAACTGCCTGTACTAGCATTTGTGATGATGCGACTTTCTGCTGAACCACCACTCATATAAATTTCACTGTTAGTGATATTAGCAATACCAAACGGTGGATAAGGATCAGTTGCTACTTCTGTACCAAATTCTACAGAATTGGTAGTATTAATACCACCTGAATTCATTTTTGTTACTAGTGGTAATGTTATATTTCCATCGTTATCAAATGTCCATTGACCATAAAGTGTAACAATTTGAGAACTATTTTCATCTACATAGAAGTAATTGTTTTGATTGTAATCACTGATATAACTATAACCACCTTCTGGTCCTAATAGTCCGTTGTCATTTGTTAGGGATCCGCCACTTGGTAATGTTAATGTGCCAGTATTGTCTAATATAAATGTTTTTGTAGTATCTGGACTGATTAATCTATCTGTTGGTCCACCACTTCCTCCGCTTTGAGTAGTCCATACTAGGGTAGTTCCGCTACCGGGCCAAGATAATACTTGTCCAGTTGTACCTGTTGTATTAGGAAATGTATATGCTGGAGCAATAAGATTACCACCTGAATCTACTTGTAAAACATTTGATCCACTATAAATGCTATTTGTGCCAGCAGTTCCAGCAGCAGCATGACCTACCCATTTAACACCATCCCAAATATATGTAGTACCGTTATCGCCAGTATACTGATCTCCTACATTTGGATTACTTGGAAAATTTAATATGGCCATCTTTAGTTGTCCTTGTTATTCGATATTTATCGTTAAGCACCAACACCACCATTTAGTGTTTTAAGTAGTGCGGCTATTCTATCTAATGCTTCTTGTATTGTAGTGGGTGCGGTACCGTTCCAATTACTTGGAGTTGTTGGTGAATATGAAATAGTTCCACCTGTTGGTACGGTTAATTCACCTGTTCTATCAAAATGCCAATCGTAAGTAGTATTATAATCAGCAGAGTAAACATATAAATGAGTATCATTATCTGTAAGTTCAGACACTAATCTATTATTAGTGTAGAATTTTAAGTGTCCATCTTGGTTACTAAACATACCAGTATCGCTACCACCTTCAGTACCGCCGAAACTATAACCAGCATTAGTACCTGGTAATCCCTGTTTGGCTAAAATTAATCCAGGAAGTGTTAAACTACCATCCCACCCAAAGTTGAAATTAGCATTTATGGCTTTAAGAGTTATAGTGCCTGGTGTTTGAATAATTGCGTTACTAGTTACTAATAGTGGAAGATTAAGTGTACCGTCTGTGCCAAATGTCCAAACATTTGAATTTATATCTACGTTAAGGTTTGATGAAGTTGGGGCGTAAAAAATTTGTCCACCGCCAGTATATCCTGACCAACTACTTGCGTCAACTGGCTGTGTTAGTGCCGCATCGTGGAATATTCTAAATCCATAACTATTATAACTTTGAATATACCAAGTTCCATTTACTTCACTAGGTATTGAAACTCCAGATATTACAATCTTTAAGCCATTAGTAACCCATGTAGCAGGTTGTCCCGCAAATATTAAAGGATTAGTAAATGGTGTTTCTAAAGATATTGAGGATATACCATCAATATATGCCCCAGAACTTACAGGTGTCTTTAATGTATTGTTTAAGAACGAAATAGTTCCGTCACCGTTTAGTTGTAATATTGAAGTTTCACCAGCATACCATTTAAATCCTGCTGTTGAAGCATCAACCGCCATCCATATATTGTGATTCTCAACTCCGATACCGTAATTTATTTCATGTCCTAAATTTTGAAAATCATATAATGTTATTAATTCGTTTTTATATGAAACATTAGGTGCTCTTATAGAAGGTTGTCCAAAATTCAAATTACCGTTAGATGGTAATGTTAATGTACCATCATGAGCAAATGTCCACTTAACACCATTGCCGTCGCCTTGATTATTACCATAAATCTCAACACAATCGTTTTTAACATTGACTGTGCCCATGCCAAAACCTTTGCCGTCTTCGCCTGCTGGATAAATGCGTATTGGGTCTGTTGGTGTAGTCTGACTACCTACAATGTTTAATCCTGTTCTCCAACTACGACCTGCTATACCATGTCCGCCTTCAAATATAGCACCACCGTATATAAAGTTTAAATCGCCTGCTAATGCTAATACACCATCATGTCCAAATGTCCACTGTCCTCCTGCGGATACAATATCAACCTCTCCTAAGCCATTAGCAATAGTAAGAGGCTGTAATTCTCCATAAGCGTTTGATGGAATAACAATATATGTAGCACCTTCGTCGTCTGGTACTAACTGCATACTAATGCCGCTACTGTTTAGAGTGTTTCCATCAAAATGGAATGATCCAGTATCAATACTACTGCCATATTGTGTACCATCGTGATTTTTAATAATACCACCACTTGGCAACGTTAAATTACCACTATTATCTAAAACTACAATTTTGCTAGTGTCTGGACTAGTTAATTTATTTGTAACATTTGATGATGGATTAGCATCAACCCAAGTAGTGTCGTAATAAACATACAATCTACCATCGAGACTACTAAACCACAATTCACCTGTACTTGAATTATTAGGAGTAATATCACTTACTATTACATTAAATTCATTCGAATAGAGATCGTTAAAGTTTTCATTAATCTTTGAAAATGCCGAACGAAGTGTTTCTCCGTCACCTGCTAATTCTCCGCTACCTATATTAATAATTTGTTGTGTCATTTATAGTACCCTTAAAAATTAAGTAACACTTGATTTACAGTACCGGCAGTCCAATTACTAATATTGGCTCTAATCCATACAAAATTACCTGTGAAATTATAAACAGTATTAACTGAAGCAGTAGTTAAACCAATAAAATCTAAATATTCACCAGTTGTAATAAGTCCTGTAGTATCAACTGCGAATCCACCAACAGCACCAAACCTAACATTAATCCAATCTTCATCGGTTGGATTAGATGCTAGTGTTCCCTGTATTTGAATTGTTCCTGAAAATGTTGTGGTTTGTATCTGAACGGTATGAAATCCGTCGCCTAACCCATAAAAGCCAGCACCTTTATACTTACTGCCGACAAGAGAAATAGGATTAGCGTCTGTGGAATTGTGACTTGTTGATGGTATTATTACTGTGCTATTTGCGGCCATGAGAATCTTCCTGCTCCAATATTTATCTTTAGAGCAGGAAGACGCTTATGTGCTTATTTAGGCTTCTTAAGAACTACTTTAACGCGGTATGCTTGTGCGTAACGGGGAAGTTCCATACCTTCAACTTCGGTAAGATCTTCATACTTAGTGGATCTATTCTTGCGATCTTCATACAAAGCATCAAAACCATCTTCATTTATTTTGGTAATCATACCTTTACGGATAGCAGTCATCGGAGCACCACCAAAGCCACGTACTGGAACTTTAGCAGATATTGTTATGCCTTCACGCAGAAGTTTACGCTCTGCGAGTATTTTTGCCAGATCAATAAAGTTACTTGCCATTTAGTGCCTCTTCCTGTTTGACTTCATCATAAGTTACAATTTTTACTACTTCCTTGATAATGGGTTGCAGAATCATTTGTGCCATTAGCAAGAATTTCTCTTCTTTTACATAGAAATAACTAGTACCCCAGAAGTATTTAGGTTTACTTCTAATAGCAATCTTCATAGACTCTGTTAACCTAAACTGTATAGGATTTCTATCGCATAAATTTATAAAGTTTATTCTAGATTGATTACTAATTTTAGCAGCATCTCCTTTTAGAACAACCTTATAACGGCAACCGTGTGTAAGTGCTTTCTTAACTTCAATTCTTTGATTTGTTAACAAATAATTGAGTGCGTCGTCACTCTCTGGTTCCCAAAATTCAACAACAAATTCATCACTAGAAACTGCTTGAAGTTGATTAAGAATATTGCGATCCTTGAAAAAAACATTAAGGATATATCCTTCTTGTCTCATTCTCAATTGTTCTCGGTCATATTGAGAAAGGAGTTGGATTAGTTTAGTAACTTCATTTGGATAACGCATAGCAGCACGATTGGATCTCCCCCAATCAGTAAGATCTTTACTTTGGATTCGGGGGATATCTTTATTTTTAAAGTAACGGGCCGCAAAGGCCCAATCACCTGCTAGTGTTGCTTTATATGGAAAAGAGCGGTAAAAGAGTTTGTCCGTCTTGTGTATTCTCATTAGATCCTCTGAAGTTCAGTATAACATCTTTTCCTTCTGCGTCAACATCAACTATGCCACCGTTCTTAAGTTTACCAAATAGCATTTCTCGACTAAGTGGTTTCTTAATATCAGTATCAATAATTCTTGCTAACGGACGAGCACCCATCTTTGGATTGAATCCTCTCTTAACGAGTAGAGCCATTCCATTATCGTTAACTTCTACCTTTACATTTTTCTCGGCAAGCAAGTTGTTAAGATCCTTAATGAACTTCTTAACAATATGTTCCATACTCTCTTTGCCCAACTTGTTAAACTTAATAACACCGTCTAATCTATTGCGAAACTCTGGAGCAAAGAAGTTTGTCATCGCATCTTCGCCGTCGTTGTATCGCTCTTCTGTAGAGAAGCCAATAGTTTGTCTTTCACTATCCTTGGCACCAAGATTAGATGTCATAATTAAGATAACATTACGGCAATCAGCAACCTTGCCATTTGATCCAGTAACCATACCATTATCCATTAACTGGAGTAGTACATTACTAACATCTGGATGAGCCTTTTCAATCTCGTCAAGAAGTAGAACACAATGTGGATGTTCTTGAACCTTAGTGATTAACATACCTGCGTTTTCTTCGTAGCCAACATAACCTGGTGGCGAGCCGATCAACTTAGCAACACTATGTTTCTCTTGATATTCACTCATATCAAAGCGAATTAAGTTCACAGCAAGATTATCTGCTAGTTGCTTTGCTGTCTCGGTCTTACCGCATCCAGTTGGGCCAACAAACAAGAAACTACCAATTGGTTTAGTAGGATCTTTAAGTCCAGCACGAGCAATAAAGATTTTATCTAAAACATCGTCGATTGCTTTGTCCTGTCCAAAGACTTTATGCTTCATATTTTCTTCAAGATTAGCAAGTCCTTCGCTTTCTGTTTCAGCAACTGCTTCGATAGGAAGTTTAACCATCTTACTTAATTCAAATTCAATACTTTTCTTTGTAACAACTCGTGCTTTACTAGCATCAAGTTTAAATCTAGAACAAGCAAGGTCAATAAGATCAATTGCCTTATCCGGTAACTTCTTATCAGTGAGGTACTTAACTGATAATTTAACAGCGTCCTCGATAGCAGCATCTGTAATTTCTGCCTTGTGAAACTTTTCGTAATACTTCTTAATACCTTTAAGAATATCTATAGCAACTTCTGCTGTTGGTTCATCAACAGTTACACGTTGGAATCGACGCATTAAAGCACGATCCTTTTCAAAGTGTTTACGATATTCTTCCCAAGTTGTGGAAGCAATAACTTTAATAGCACCTTTACTTAGAGCAGGCTTTAACATATTAGCCATATCATTTGGATTGCTACTACTTGATCCAGCACCACTCATCATATGAGCTTCGTCGATAAAGATGATTGCCTTACCTTTCTTTTCGATAGCTTTGAGAACTGCTTTAAGCCTTTCTTCAAATTCACCGCGATACTTTGATCCAGCAATCATAGCACCGATATCTAAATTATAAATCGTATTATCTTGAATAAATTCTGGAACATCACCATTAACAATTTCAAAGGCAAGTCCTTCAGCAATAGCAGTTTTACCAACACCTGGATCACCTACTAGAATCACGTTTGCTTTATTACGACGTCCAAGAGCAAGAATAATACTTTCAATTTCGGTTTCACGGCCAATAACAGGATCAATTTTATTTTTCTGAACTTGTTGATTCATATTAGTTGTAAATTGTGATAATAGTTTATCAACTTGACCTGGATTAACTGTTTCGTCGTCTACTTGGATTGTTTCTTCATCGACATAATCACTAAATTTTTCTTTAGTAAACCCTGCTTTATTAAGATAGTAAACTGAGTAACTTTTTCTTTCATTTAGAATACTAAGAAATAGATCGTTAACTTCTATTTTTTGACGACCTTGAAATAATACTTGTGTAAATGCTCTATTAAGACAACGATCAACTGTCTGTGTTTTTTGAGGATTAATTTTTTTACTGTCATTTACAATGTCATTAAGATTAGTTTTAATGAAATGTTCTAGATTTACGCGAACATAATCTAGATCTCCTGAATATGAATTTAAGAATGTAGCAAATTTTTCATCACTAGCAATAGATAAAACAAGATGTTCTAAGGTAAGATATTCATGTTGGTGTGAATTAGCAATCTCTATTGCCCGATCATAGATAATTTGTAAGTCTTCACTTGGCTCTAAAATCATTTCTTACCCTTTCGCATCTTTTTGATAGCCATTTCTAATTTCAATCTACCTACTCTATCAGTATAGCATACTCCGTGTAGATGATCAAACTCATGTTGAAAGCATTTAGCCATATATCCTTCAACTCTAATCTCATTCCATTTACCGTCGACACTTTGATATATTGCTTCAATCCAAGAAGGTCTTTCAACCTTTAGCCATAAATTTGGAAAACTTAAACATCCTTCTTTGTCGAGAGTTCTCTCTTCACTAACTTTAGTAATAGAAGGATTAATGAATATTGTTGGTTCAATAAATCCTTCAACTAAATCAGTTCCCATTACAAACATTTGATATGGGATATCGACTTGACTAGCAGCAAGACCGATACCACGATATTTTTTCATAGTTTCGATCATTAATTTCTCAAGTTCTTTTGTGTCTTGATCAAATTCATATTTTGCCAGTGGCATATGTAACAGTGGGTAAGGTTCGTATTTAAGGTCTAACATATCATTAATATAAAGCAGATATTGAACATTATCAATAGTTATTTTTTTGTTCTACGGATATATTCTGCCATCTCTTTTACTTTCTCTATTGACGATGTATCTGTAATTACTGGAGTAGTTACTATAACTTGTACGACGAGATCTCCTCTATCGGATGGAAATCTAATATTAGGAAAACCCAGCCCTTTACAAGAATATTTTTGACCATTTTGTGTACCTGGTCTAATTGTAACTTCAACTTCAGAATCGTCTATATTTTTTATTATTCTTTTGCAACCTAGCATAGCATCAAAAACATCGATAGTTGTTTTTGTTACTAATGACAAATCTTCTCGATGAAAATTATTATCTCGATCGACTTCGATATGAATAATAAGATCTCCTCTAGGAATACCATGTATACTATCGTCCCCAAGTCCGCCTAATTTAATAGATTGACCTGGAATTACTCCAGGGGGGATTCTAATTTCTGTATTCTCTTGTTTACCACTAGGTAAAGGGTAACTAACATTCATAGATTTACCAAGAAAACTATCTCTAAGGCTAACTTTTATTTTGATTTGTAAATCATTATTTTTTGGTTGAGGTCTTCCATGCGGAAATCCAAATCCAAATTGTGCAAAAATATCTTCAAAGGGATGTCCACCGCCTGTACCACCAAAAGGATTTCCAAAAGGATCCCCAGTAAATGGATGTCCGCTATGAAATTGTTGCCATTGGGGGTTATTATTCATTCCACCCATATCATACTGAGATTTCTTAGAAGGGTCGCTTAATATTTCATATGCTTGTGTAATTTCTTGAAACATTTTTTCATCACCGCCGCGATCAGGATGATGTTTCATTGCTAATTTACGATAAGCTGCTTTAATTTCTTCGGGTGACGCAGTTCTTTCTACGCCTAATGTAGCATAATAATTCATGACAATACTTATCTCTCCAAATAGTTAAGGGAACTATTTTATGAGATCTAAAACAAAAACGACATTTTCGTTTTCAAAAACAAAATGGTTCCCGTATTTTGTAATATTATAGTTACCAAAATATTTTGTCAACCACATTGTTTCACTAACAGAACTTTCGTCAACACGTATAGTCCCTGCAAGTTTGTTTATAACATTAGTTCTAGTTCCGTGTTCAATTAATTTAAATTTAATAGGACTAGTAAACGGTCTTTTGAAAGTTAATATATTGTTTTCAGCAAGTAAGTAATCGAGAGGAGTTTTACGAAAAAAGAAACGCATCTCGTTTTCAAATATACCTTCCATCTTCTTTTGATAATCTTCAGCACTACTAGGTATACTTCCGATTTCATTTAATGGTCGACTATGATAATCTTTATAATAACGAAATTTCCAATCAGAACAACCAGTTAGTTCATTTAAGCCATACATAATTTCGTGAATTTGTTGACCTATCTTACGTCCTCTTTCAATCTCAACAAATACTTTATAGTTTCCGTTATCATCTTCGCCACTGCTAGTATCAGCATCTAAAACATAATCATAACCTTTTTCGATAAAGTCAACTAAGTCTAATGCTGCTTGATGTCCGGTAACTTCGAATGATAATACAACAACATTTTCGTCGTCGCCCATTTTGCTCTTGTAAGCATCTACTTCGAATACAGATTTTACAAGATCGCTAAGATCTTTTGATTTAAGGCCTTCATTGAGTTGCATTTATATCTCCGGCCATGGGTTGTTCATTTTGTGGCATCTCAACTGATTCTTCGCCCATATTTTGTTCAGTATCTATATCTTGATAAAAACTTTCTAAGTCTACTTTATTATCTTTTTGGCCACGAACTGAACCTTTGAATATATCAAACATTAAAGTTTTTGGCATTTTAATAGTAACAATCCAAATTGGATGTTCTTCTAATTTACCTTTTTTACTATTAGGACGTATATCGCTTGGTTTTTTAATAAGGCGTGGAGATTCTATAGTATCTTTTTTAAATGCAACTTTGCAGTTATAATCTAATAATCTTTTACCGCCCATAGGATCTGGCATATTGTCTTCTAACCACATAAAAGAACATTCAACCCAGTGACGACTGATCTTAGGACCTCTTATAAGTTCGCCATCTTCCCAGTTTTTAAAAACATAGAGGTTCAATTCATCTAAAACACGCTCAAAATCTTTTAAAACTTTAAGGCTAGTATTGCTGTCATAGATAGTAGATATATTACGTATAATGTCTTTTTCGTCAAACATTTTATAGGCCCTTGTACTAGTTATTTATCGCTTCAAAAGTTAATATATCCACTTATGATTTTCTTGTAGGACTTAAATAATTGTGTGGGACGCATGTCCTGGTTTGGATATGTAGTCCTACAAAGCAATTTGAAGGAGCATTGCATTTGTCCAGACAAAGAGCACAGAAAAAAGCACAAAATCAACATCATAATAGAAATAATAATAATGTAATAGATTTACAAGAATATATCCCAGAAAAGAAAAAACAAGTACGAATAGTACCCCGCAATAGATCACAGGAACTTTATTTCCTTAAACTACAAAATCCAGACAATAGTGTATTATTTGCAGTTGGGCCTGCCGGAACCGGCAAAACTTTACTAGCGACTCAAACAGCCATAAAATTGCTCAAAGAGAAGCAGATCGATAAGATCATTGTAACACGCCCAGCAGTAAGTGTTGACGAACAGCACGGATTTTTACCCGGGGATCTTAATAAGAAAATGGAACCTTGGACACGCCCGATATTTGATGTGTTCGCGGAATACTATTACGCAAAGGAAATACAAAACATGCTCGTAGAGGGTGTTATTGAAGTAAGTCCTTTAGCCTATATGAGAGGGAGAACATTTAAGAACGCTTTTATCATAGCAGACGAAATGCAGAATGCTACACCTAACCAGATGAAAATGCTACTAACTCGCATAGGCGATAATAGTAGAATGGTAGTAACTGGCGATTTGAAGCAGGCTGACCGCATTGAGGACAACGGTTTGATCGAATTTATCAGACTACTCAAGAGCAAAGAGAACCTAAAATATGTTGACATAGTCAATTTTGGTCAAAAGGATATTGAGAGACATCCTGCGGTTAAGGAGATATTAGACATTTATGGAGATTAATGTAAGGGCTTCGGCCCTTACTTCTCTACTAAATTAGCAATTCGTATTAACGTCGCTGCTAAATTGATTTCAGGATCAGCAACTAGAGTATGATCCACAAGACCCTGTTTAATGTGTAAGATTGCCTTATCTTGTACAGATTCATCCTCACTGATAATATCTAAATTATCATACAACCAACGATAGATATCTTCCATTTCATCTGGCTGAGCATTTTTACAAACAAGTTTTCTTGCTTCACTAATTTTTCCAGCCTTAAACAATTGAACCATATTCAAATGCCAATCAGCAGCATTTTTATCATTTTTATCTGGTTCCACAAGTTTACCGCTAGATGAATTCATTTGAACAAGATTAATACATTTCCTCATATCTGGATATGTTGCCTTAACAAATGTATCAAGTGTATCGAGATCTAAATCGATATTCTCACTAACAAGAATTGTTGCTACTCTCGCTGTAAACTCGTCTTTATCTACAGTTTCAACATGAAATCCCTGACAACGTGAGTGTAATGCTGGAATAATTTTGTGTGGATAGTTACAAGTTAAGATAAATCTTACAGTAGAATGATATTCTTCCATAAGATTGCGAAGTGCTGGCTGTGTACTATGAGGATTCATATAATCTGCCTCATCGATTAGTACAACTTTGTATGGTCCAAAGGGAATAGTTTGGCAAAAAGATATAAGTTTGTCAATCCACTCTACTTTTCTACCCTCTTTAGAACCATTAGCAACTAATACGTCAAAGTCATTAACGTCAATAGCATGAATTAACATTTTAGCAAGTGTTGTTTTACCAATACCTGGTGATCCACTTAGCAATAAGTGAGGAATAGTACCTTCCTTAACCCAAGATTCTACCTGTGCTTTTTGGTTTTCATCACGAAACACATAGTCTTTAATCTCTTTTGGTCTATACTTTTCTACCCAGAGATCTTTCAACGTAGCATCTCCATAGAAATAATTTTAGTTAGACTTTCGCTAAAATCCTTATCTGCTGGAATAATATACATTCTATTATCGTTGCGATCTGTTGTATGATCATACTTACGGAATTCAACAATATGTCCGCCAGTAGCACCCCATACTTTAATGTTCATACCATCAGAAGAAGGTCCGTTGCTAATTTCATTTACTTTTATTATGCTTGGCGATGGTTCTTCGTTCCAAGCCTGACGACATTTTTTAGCAAACCATTTATCGAGCCACTTCATTTACGATTCTCCTGTCCGATTCCCATTAGAATTAATATAACATAAAGAATAGGCCAACCCCAACCGTTGAGATGTCCTAACACATGAAGTACCATAAGAGCCACACCAGTAACTCCTAGTGTACTAAGCCCCGACGGAGCAGTAGGTAGTTTCATTTAGAGATCGCCTTCCTTACGGTTCTCACTATAGAAAGCATCGAAGTGTCCGCCTGGATATCTTGCTTCAAGTTTGCGAACATTTTCAGCAATAACTTCATTAGGATCGAGTCTTAAAGCATTACAAGCATTAACCCAATACCACATAATGTCTCCAAGTTCACGTTTCATATGAAAGAGTGTATCTTCATTGAGAGGTTTACCTTGAAAGATGATTTTCTTTGGGAGTTCACAAAATTCTCCACACTCAGCAGCCATACCAATTGCGGCTGTTAGCATTAGTGGAACGTTTATGTCGGGACCATGAACACCATCACCGATATAATTTGCGTCGATGTCATCTAACCTATTCATAAATGAAGTTAGATCTTTACTTTCTTTACTTGTTACTGCTTCTACAAATTCTCTATACTTGTTTAGATCAATATTGCTCATATTTCACCTGCTGTATAAGTGTCAGTGGGTTTTCTATCACTTGACATTATAATAGCATCAGTGTCCACTCTACGCAAAGTAAAAATAGAGCCATCGTCGTTTGTAAAATTAAATCCTCTAGTCCAACGACCATGTTCTATAAGGATCCAATCGCCCGGCTTAACATCTTCTTGTTTAGGTCCAACAGCATAAACTTTACCCCAACGAGGTTTAATACCATGTTGTTTCCCATCATCGTCAACAATAATAATTCCGCTAGCAGTTCGTTGCTCACCGAATTCCATATCTTCCACAATTACATGATCAAGAATTGGTCTAATTTTCATTTTTTACCTTTCACATTAAGTTTTTTCTTAATATATTTTTTAACTCTAGAATTATGTATTTCCCATGATTTTTCTAATATTTTAGGATATATTTCTTGCAATGTCAAGTTTAAAACATTGTCTATATTTTTTCCGTGACTGAGATACAAATCTAATTCCCAAGGAGTAAGTCGAAAATTATATTTCATTTTTATAGAATGATTAAACCAGTTGTCGATAATTTCTTTACAACGTATTAAACTTAAATCGTCGTTTTCCCAGTTCATATTTTTAGAGACATGTGTAACTTCGCGAGGAAGATTAATTTCTTTTTTTATTCTTTTCGAAGACTTTCTATATCCATATTTTTCATAATTTAAACTCAATCCAGATAATACATCTTCTTTAATGTCAGTGGGTATTTCTAAAGGCCAAATTTTATGTGATTCGTCTTGCCAATTATCAGAAATCCATTTTAAAGACTTTTGTATAGTTTCTTCAGTTTCATGTGGTAAGCCTAATACTAATGCAATTTCTCCTCTATATCTTTTTTGCCCATTATTAAGAAAGTACTTTTTTGCTTCTAATAATCCCGATAATAATTTATCTGGATGCATACCTTTACCAATTACTTTAGCAGTCTGATAATTCATAGTTTCAATACCATAAAAGTGTCCTAAGAATCCCAATCTTGCAAGGTGTTCTTGGTCTTGTGGTCTTGAAACTAATAAATCGGCTCTTATAAATCCACTAAACCATGGATCAAATGGAAGTTTTTCAGCAGCATCGGCAAATTTAATAAGTTTTTCGGTGGAATCGTTAAATGTTTCGTCTGCACAAACATATCCAGTAACTCCCCAACGATCATAAGCATCTCTCATCTGATAATAAAAATCGTCAGCATCTCTAGTATAATCTCCTTTGACTCCTAATACAGGAAAATTACAATAGAGACATTTAAATTTACAACCTCGACTAAATTCAATTCCGAGCCATTCTTTATGATCTATGAAATCTCGTTTTTCATATTTTATCATTAATTTTTTCATAGGGAAAGAAGGATAATCGTCTATTGCTCTAATTACTTTTTTTCTTCCAAAAGATTTATCAAATTTAATTCCTTTTCCAGGGGTATTTCCTATGATACTTGATATTAGTTCTAATAATGCTTTTTCACCATAACCGTGAATAAAATAGTCTATAGAAGTTGATTTCATTCTTGGAGTACTTGAACCACCAAGAATTAATTTTACATCTGGGTATGTTTTTTTAATCCATTGTGATAGTTCTTCCATATGATCGGGCCAATAGCCAAAAAAGCAACTAAATCCACAAAAAACAGTATCTTTTGTAATTCTTGATCTACATAATTCTTTTATTTCTTCTCCAGGCCACTCGTTAGCCCAATCAATAACTTCAACATCCCAACCTTCTTCTCTTAAGAAGGTTGCAATCCTGTAAGCACCGGGCACACGACGGTGAAATATATGTACGTTAAATATTAATGCATGATGCATTTTTGTAAATTAGTTCTTTTTTTCTCTAGTTTTATTAGTAGATTCAATCTCTTTAGGTGGAGTTTCTAACTCAGTATCTTTATTTCTTGGTTTTACATACATCTCATCTTTAACAGCATTAGGATTATTCTCATAGTATTCTGCTATGATATCCTCTCTTTTACGTATAATTTTTCCACCAGGGCCTAACTCATCACCTCTGGCATTAACGCGAACATTTCCAATTGCTGGAGTTAATTCGTTTTTCTGAGCAAGTAATTCCATGTCTACTATTTTTCCTTGTAGACTTCTATATGTTTTTCTAACCACTGTAAATCTCCTATTTTAAGAATTCTTTAATATCTAGGTTGTATTTAATCGAATCTATTTTGTGAACTCCTAAAAGATAGAGACAATAACTAGCAACACTAGAACCTCTTCCAACTCCCCATACTATTTTATCTTCCCTCATTTTTTCAACCAGATATTTAAGGAATCTTAATAGTGGAATCATGTTGTATTTTTTAAATAATTTTAGTTCTAAATTTATTCTATCTGTTTGTATTTTATTCTCACACAAAGATAGAACATATTCTTCAATATCAAAGTTTTTATATTTCTCAGGCATAAACCATTGTGATTGCAATAAAGAATCATACTCTTTTTGAGTTCTATTTTCTCCTAAATAAGCATCTGGACAAGGCCAGTCCCTTAATTTATTATTATTTACAAATTCTATATATGACATATAATCAAGATCGTGTTCGTCTACTTTAGATAGACTTAATTTTTTTAAATTTCCATGATATATTTCTTGTATAAGATCTTGACTTGTAAATATTGGCTCACTTATTTGGTTTAATTTCATCTTTTCCGCCATGTATAATTTCAAACTTAG